GTCGCGGTGAGTTGCTCCGCGGTGATCTGCCGAAACCACTCCTCGCCGTACTCCGGGTATCTGACATACCCGGCGGGATCGGGTTGCCCGGGTTCGATCTCGAGCCGGAGAAATCCATAGAACTCCGTTTTCGCGATCCCGACACTGACGGGCCACACGCGGCCGCCTCGCTTCCGTTTCTTTCCGCTGATCGTGATCTCGACGGGCGCCGGCGAACCGATCAGGGCGCCGCCGTATTCGTTTCCCTTCACGGCGATCACTTGCGTTGAGTGAGGCCGACGGACCCACGCGTGAACGTGTTGAGTCTCATAGCCGGAGTCGATCGCGAGGAGCCGGATCGGCATCTCGAGCCCGCTCGCGTGAGTGAACATCCGGGCCGTTAGTTTCTCGAGCTCGCCCCAGGGCCCGCGCTCGACGTCGGCCGGATCGCCCGGGATCTCGCCGGCGTCGATCGACCACGATCGCTTCCCGCGGCCCCATCCTACGACCTCATACACCAGGCGATCTTTCTGCACGTCGACGCCGCACGTGAGCACGAGCGCGCCCATTGGAACGGATCCGATCGGGTACGTGTCGCGCCGGTTGTAGAGGGCGAGCCATTCGGGCGCCTCGCCTTTCGACGTCCACACCTGGCCGAGCACGGTATTTATGAAAACGCGGAGTTTCTCCGGATCCTTTTCCGCGGCCGCGAACTCCGTCGCGATCTCGCCCCACGAGAGCCAGCCGACCGGGCTGTATAGCGCGTTGAGGTGATAGCTCCGGATCTTCCCGTTGCCGCGGCCTGGCGCCGTCGCGCGCCATTCGCCGCGCGCGAGCATCCCCGTCTTTTGGTGATTGCGAATGTAGTCGCCGCAATGCGCGCACTCGTACACGGCGGCCGCCGGCGGGAGATCGAGCTTCGTCCACACGAGCCGCGGGAACTCGAGCTCCTGAAATTCGCCGCACATAGGACAGGGAACAAAGTAGCGGCGCGCGTCGCCGCGATCGTGAGCGGCCTCGATCGCTGATCGGCCGGCGAGCGTCGGCGTCGAGATCTTGAGTCGCTTCCGCCGCGAGAACGTTCGCTGCCGAACCTCGAGGAGCGCGATCGGGGAACCCTCCTCGTCGACGTCGACGGGCCAGCCGTCGATCTCGTCCATCAGCACGTACTGAGCCGGCATCGATCGGAGGCCGACGGCGGAGTTGGCGCCGGCGATCACGAGGTGCCCGCCGGGAAACGATTTCTCGAGAACGGTGTTCGCCTCGTCGCGGGATTTCGCCGGCGAGATCTTCTCCGCGATCGCCGGCGTATCCGTCGTGAGCGGGCCGACGCGTTGACGCGATCCGCGCTTCGCCGTGTCGACCGTCGGCCATACGAGCATGACGGGCCCGGGCGCGTGATCGATGATGTACCCCAGGCAATTCAGGAGTACCTCCGTTCCGCCGATCTGCGCGGCCTTCATGAACACGATCTCCTCGACGTCGGATCGTGATGAAAACGCGTCCATGATTTCGCGGAGGTACGGCGCGCGATCGGTGCGCCAGGGCCCGGGTTCCGCGCTCGACTTTTTCGGGAGCTTCCGTTTCTCGTCTGCCCACTCGCTCACGGTGAGCACGGCATCGGGCCGGATCCCGTTCGCGCGCGCCTGGCGGATCTCGCGAACGGCGCCGGCGTCGCTCGAGGCGCTCACTCGCCGGCGGCCTCGAGTCGATCGGCCGCGTCGCCCAGGGCCTCACGGAGCGCGTCGTCGAGGCGCGCGAACACCTTCGCCGGATCCGTTTCGGCGGCGAGCTCCGCGGCGATACGAGCGGGGAGGTTGAGCACGGATTCACGAATGATACGCGCGCTCTCGAATGCTTCGCGCTTCGCGGCGCGAACGTCGACGACGCGGCCCTCGCGGAGATCGTTCTCGATCCGGAGTTTCCGGAATCGTTCCATCGTCGCTTGTCGCGACGCCTCGCTGAGTGAGGTTCGCTCGCCGTCGACGGCCGGCGCGTGTGGGAGCTTCGCGGCGTTCGCGTCCCACGCCAGGCGGGCCGCGGCGACGTCGGCGATCACTTGCCGGCGCCCGGTGCTCGAGAGCCCGACACACGCGGCCGGGATCCGGCCCGACGCGATCGCCTTCCGCACGGCCTTCTCGTCGACGTTCCGATCGCGGCCGAACGCGGCGATCGACATACCGGCCGGCGCCGGCGCCGCGGCCGCGGGTTTCGATTTACCTCGAGGAGCTCGCCGGCGTCGCTTCACAGGTACTCGAATTCGATCCGGGTGACGATCTGATCTGGCGCGCCGCCGTTCGCCTCGAGGTAGAACGCGACGAACCATTTCGAGGAGCGGCCCGGGAACCCCTCGCGGTGAACGTCGGCCGGCGTGATCGCGTTGAGCGGTTCGCGCCGAACGGCGACGACGCGGATCGGGCCGCCGATCTTCTCGACGTGCCCGCCCTTCGGGATCCCCTGGCATTTGACGACGGGCTGCAGGATCGCGCCGACGGCCAGGCGCCGCCATCCGTTCCGACGCGTGACGGTTTTCTGGCGCGCCAGGATCTCGCGCGTCGTGAGGGCGAAGGACATATTCACGAGCGGGCCTCCGCCGGCGTGATCTCGCCGCCGGGCCCGACGAACGGCCCCAGGGCGCCGGCGTCGGCGCTCGAGGTGAACCGGCATCCCTCGACGCACCGATCGCGGGTTTGCTTCGCGAACCTCGTCGCGACGTCGGCCGGCGCCTCGCCGGGAAACCCGAACGCCCGGGCCTCGCCGCGGAGCTCGCACTTCTCGCACGTCCACACACACGGAACGAACGTCACGATCGAACCCCCGCCGGCGCCCGGCGATCGATCACGGCGCGGAGTCGCTCGACGGCGCGCGCCCTGGCCGGCGAGCCCTCCTCGAGCTCCTCGAGCGTCGAGGCGATCGCCGCGGCCAGGCCGGCGATCTTCTTTTCCGCCGTCGGCCAGAACAGAACGGCGTCGCGCTCCTCGTCGTACCCGCGGTGATCGCCGTCGACGTGCGGCGCCCGATCGCACGTGAGCCGGCCCGACGTCGCGCCGCACGTATCAGCCGGCATGAGTCGAGCCCTCCTCGAGCTCCTCGCCGCGGAGGTAGCCGGCGAACCTGGCGCCGCTGCTACAGGCGCCCTCGCCCTCCCGCCGACACGTCGAGCACGTTTGAAAGTGGAACGCCGCGTCCTCGAGGCGCGAGCATCGATCGCGGAGCTCGAGGAGCGCGCGATCGCCGGCGAACTCGCGGAGCCGGCGGCCGGCCTCGAGCGCCAGGCGCGCGATCGTGTCGGCGACGCGGCGGAGATCTTCCGCGGCCGCCAGGCGGGCCCGCGGCGCCGCGAGCTCGAGGGCCTCGACGAGATCCGCGTCGCTCAGTCGTTCGGGTTTGTCCATGGGTTCCCCTCGCGCCGCGAGAGGCTCGAGCGTCGTCGGATCGAGCCCCTCACGGCAAACAATGCAGGTATCGTTCTCCGCCTCCGTCCTGTAGAAACTCGAGGAGCGCGCCGCGGCGCCGTGACGGGTGAATGGGATCGAACACTCCCGACACACGACGACGCGCGGCGCGCGGGCCCTCAGATCTTCGCCAGGCCGGATCGCATCCCGTGAACGAGCTCGCCGATCTTCCGATCCGTTTCCCGCTGCGCCGCCTCGAGCCGCTTCACTCGAGCGCCGATCGAGTCGTCGCGCCGTTTGCTCGCGCGAACGTTCCGGAGTGTCGCGTCCTGTGTCGATCGTTTCTTTGCCATCCTGTGATCCTTCCCTTCGGTGAATTGTGAGAGCGATCGCGCGGGCCCGCCGCTCGTCGCGCGCGATCGACCATTCGACGAGCCAGGCCGGGAGCCAGATCGGGATCCCGCCGCGGAGCACGGCGACGATCATCGGCCGGCCTCGATCGAGAGCCGGTGAAACTCCTCGATCGGATAGCGCCGCCATCCGTCGACGTGATACAGCCACACGGCGATCACGCCGGCGAAGTACAGGAGTTTCGAGCACTCGACGCAATCGGGCCCGCCCGACGCGGCCAGGCGGCCGCCGGCCCGCTTCACGTGGATCACTTCGACGGCCGCGATCCCTTGCGCGAGATCGACGCCGCTCGACAACATGGCCTGCTCCGCGTGAACGGCCTCCCGTCGACACGTCGCCTTACAGCGTTCGGAGCCGTCGCACGTTCCGCCGGGTTTCTGATTGAACCCGACGGCGACGAGCTCGCGGCCCTCGAGATCGTTCCCGGTGAACGCGACGGCGCCGCGTTGCGATCGACACGTCGAGGAGCTCGCGGCCTCGAGCGCGATCGCGACGAGGTGATCGAAAGAGAGCCCGCGGCCGCTCACGATCGCCCCCGTCTTTCTTCCGCATGGCTGAGGAGCTCATACCCGCGGACCTCGCGAACGTCGACGACGATCGGCGCGAGCATCGCGTGATCCGCGTCGACTTCTAGAACCGCGTACGCGCGTTGTGTTCGCCGCTCGCGAATGACGTCGCCAGGCCGGAGATCTGACAGCGACGCGATCTTCCGTGCGCCGGCGATCGTCATGGCGTGATCCCTTCTCGC